GTTGTCGCTGTCGTGGTGAGCGTTGGTGCTGAACCGCCAGCCCACAATACTGAAGTGAATGCGCCCGTCCGACTGCCGGTTCCATCCTGAGTCAAAATCAAAGTCAGTGAAGAACCCGCTTGCAATCCAGAACCAGACGGCATTGTGAAGGTACAGTTTCCTGTCATTGTGAACGTCTGCACGTTACCGTTAGTTTCATCGAGAGTTACGGCAGTGCTTGAATTGCCCCCAGCATAGACAGTTTCGGCGTAGTCTTTTACCACTGGGCGCGAAACAATGTTATCCGCCATCGAGAGAGTTCCAGAAGCGGTACTCGCCCCAAGGGAGGCAATCGTTGAGGTTCCAGAAACCGTCAGTGTAGCCCCAGAGGGGAGCGTAAACGTATCCCCGGAATCACCTAGAGTAAATGCAGTTCCCGTTGATGGACTTACCTTGTTAGTTTTTACTTCGCTCATAATTTGTTCCTAATAAATAAATAGGGTTCCGCTAATCGTCCATGTCTTTCCACTGTCCACAGTGATGGGGCCAGTTAAAAATCCGTTTCTCCCTGCTGGTACAGTGGTCGTAGCGTCTGCGGTGATGTTCGTATAGTTGTAGTTGTAGGTATGCCCGAGGGTGAAGTAGTCTGGTTGCTCTACTCCAGAGGGAATGTCTAGCGGTGGCTTTATTCCTATATAACTCATGACCACCCAAGGCTAACAGCCTGTATTCGTGTTTGTTTAGACACGCTTTGATTGTGCGTGGTAATTTTGTAGCGCATGGACGTACCTGAAGGTTGACCAGAGATGTCGAGGTCGTGAGCGGTTAGGATTGTGTGACCACCTGTATCACCGTCATCTGCTAGCGTAAACTGAGTGTAGGTTGTGCCGTCATCGCGGCTGACCCAACCCTTGATGTCTGTGTTTATCGTTGCCGTACCAGCACCGTTGGTGTAGGTCATAACGAGATCGCCTTTAGTTGGTTCGGCTTCTGCGGTTGTTGCGTTGGATACGAGAGTCATATCGTTGTAAGCGTCTGCTTGCCGAACAAGGACAATTCCTGAGCCTCCAGTACCACCCGTATCTGCCGCTTCTCCAGAATTTGGGCCACCGCCAGCGCCGCCACCTGTGTTTGCTTGACCACTGCCACCATCCCCAATATATGAACCAGTCTGGCATCTACCTAGAGCGCCACCACCAACCCCTGCGGCCCCCGCCGTTCCAGTCCCGCCGCCACCAGAACCACCACCACCAAAATAACCTTTGCCTGATCCAGAACCGTCAGCGGTAGGTTTTGCATTACTTGCATCTGTTCCGTAAGAATCAAAATTTGAAAAAACCCGACCAGCGCCTCCAACACCACTAGCAGGCCCTGTTGCATCACTACCAGCGGCTCCAGCGCCACCTCCACCGCCACCATAGTACGACCCACCAGCGCCAGTGCCAGCATCATTCCCGTAACCTGTGCCACCACCTGAATCTGCTTGGGTTCCAGAACCACCAACGGAACTAAAAGAGGGTGGAGCATATCCACCATTACCGCCACCGCCAGAACCACCATCGGCCCCATCAGCAGAACCACCTGACCCACCACCACCACCTACAGCAGTTATTACAGTACCAGTTCCAAAAGTTGAGTTCCCACCATTAGAACCTACACCACCATTATATTTTACGCCAGTACCTCCAGTACCTACAGAGTAAGCATAGGTTGATGCAGGAACAACAGTGTAACCAGTGTGATGAACAACGCCACCACCGCCGCCGCCTCCTCCAAGGCCACCACCGCCACCACCGGCAGCAACTACTAAAACTTCAACGCTAGTTACACCAGCAGGGGCTGTGAAACTGCCTGAACCAGAGGTATAAGCGTTTAAAAGAGACCCTGTCTGAGCGCCAGAATAATAGTTAGCGGCATTCCTTATTTCATCAGTAGATGCACTGGCATCAATTCCCGAATCGTCCTCGTAGGAATCAATCGTCTGGTCTACCAAGTCGTACTTGGCTAACGACCCATTGGCCGCTACCTTGAATCCAAGGATGGCGATGTCTGTTTGGATACCTGATGTAGCATCACTTGCTAGATCAGCAGCCTTGACCTGACCAGCCGTTATATCTTCTGAGCGTATAGTGGTTCTAGTCATTTCGGATACTTCTCTTTAACAGCCTGACGCAATCCTTCAAGTGCCGTGACAGATGCCATGCGCTCCTCTACTACTCCTTCCCAGAGAGCGACTACGAGTTCGTTAATGGTTGGGTATTCTGCTTGGCGGTTACGGGCGTATTCTTGTGAGTCGTATTCTGCTTGGAGTTCGGCTTGTTTTGTTTCAATCTGCTCTCCTGTAATACCTCCTGAAACAGACTCAACAACGCCACCACGAATAACAAACTGAGCGTTTAGGTCAATGGCTTTAATTGCTTCCGCTTTTGTAATCATGCGCCAATCTCCATCAGTATTAACTGCGAAATGTTGTCACTCTGTTGGAAGTCAACAGTACTCGTGCTATAGGTTGAAATTTGGATTTTATAGGTGGTCGCAGATGTTGTTGATGGGGAATCTAAATACATGGTTGGTGCGCGCATATCTATCCGTTGCGTTTCTGAACCAGATTGGTTCGCATAAATATCCCTATTATCTGCTGCTGTATAAACAGCCGTAGCATCTCTTAATAATTTCTGGTAGAACCCACAATCATCGTCTAACCCAAATTGGATAATCCAAAGAGCAAACACCTTGCTTGAGGTGGCAGACGGAGTTATGGATGCGCTCAAACCAAGATCAATAAACGGGTCAGTGTCTGTTGAAAGTTCAGTTGAGCATGAAGCATAAATAACTTGTAACACCTTTCCACCACCAGCCTCTGCCCAAGCATTATCCCCTCTTAGAAAGGTAGTTGCATCTGCCGTACCACTCCCCAACCGTGCCGTTGGCACAGTTCCAGATGCAAGGTTAGATGCGTTGCTTGGGTCTGTCGCTAACTTGGAGAGAGCAATAGCCGCAGAGGCGTTGACATCTGCGTTTACTATGTCGAGGGATGCGAGTTTGGTTTTGGCTATTGCGGCAGACGCATTTATGTGGACGTTCTTAACAACACCGTCAGCGGGAACTATGCCCACTCCTACATCCTGAATGCCAATTACCTCTAGTTTGTCAGTAGTAATAAGGGCAGAGGTTAGAGTAAGAGTAGTTCCAGAAACCGAATAGGCATCCTCATGTTGCTTGATACCATTTATGGTAACAATTATGGATTGTTCGTTCGGGGGAACCCACGTTAGGGTATGAGTGGCAGACGTAGAAGAGGTTACATCAAACCTCTTTATATTCGTTGCCCTCTGCTCGTACTTACCTAAATAACTCATGTGATCTCAAGTATACCTAAGACTGCCTCTGCGTCAGAGTTTGCACTAGCAGTCATGTGTATGTCCCCGGTTGCCTCTAAATCTATTGGCTTGTCAAGCACCAGAGTAGAACCTGCGGGTACAGGTACAGTTTTAGCCACATGGTAGTAAGTATCTCCAGAGGTTGCTCTAGCCTTTATGTCCACATTAACTGAGGATGTTCCATCTATGTTACTGATAAAACAGGAGTGGATAATAGATGTTGTGGCTGCTGGCGCAGTATAGACAACGCCACCGCCTGTAACTAATGCAGCCCCTTGATTCTTAAACGTATTAGCCATCTTATCCCCCTAGTGCAATCGCCATCGCTATGGCTGTTCCTGCTGGATCACCCGCTGACACAGTACCCCACGATGTATCTGTTCCATCAGTTGTTAAATACTTCCCACTTTCCCCAGATACGTCAGGAACTATAGCCGTAGTGGATGTAGAAGGAAAACTATTCTTTAGAACTGTTTTTAACATTCTAAGATGGTCATCTCCCTCACCAACGGGGTCGCCAACAACGGGGTTAGCGGTGTCTAATTGTGTTACCCAACTGGCTGTTTCAACGCCCATTATGCACTCGCCGCTGTTAGTGTTACCGTAACTATGAGGGTGTCACCAGAGATAACCGCCCTAGAGGAAGCAAAATCTACAACCCCATAAAGTGTACCTGACGAGGAACTCTTACTATCGGAGGATACCAAGAAAGCCCCCGCAATCGTGGCTGACCCGTTTATAGAGAAGTTAGCCTTACTAGCGGTGTTGTCAATACTTCCAGAAGAGGCGGTTCCAAGGGTCAGCGTCTGTCGGTAAGAATCAGAGTAAGTAACGTCCTCTGACCATCCAGAGTGGGATGACATCGTGTCACCTGCTGCCGCTGAACCGGCACCTTTCAAGGCAACGTACCACCCGGTAATCTGAGTACCGCCATCTAGCACAATACTCAGCACATGATTCAATCCTTCCGTAGTTACGAGGTTTCTATTGGACTCGCGCCACTTTTCTTGGCCGTCAGAATCGTAGCAAACAACGTCCCATATATTCTTCAGGCCGATATTATAGTCATTATCGTGTTTCATTTTTAGACCTCCATCGGCCTTTAGTGTCGGTTGTATATTCAATCGGGGTATTCTACCTTTGTCCATACCGTTGTTGGGTCTGTTGCATCTGACCATGTAGAAGATGGGTCAGTTACGGCAGTCCACGTTGAAGAAGGATCGCTTACGTCTGTCCAAAGGAACACATTACTGCTGGAAAAACCATCAGAGATTGCGTAAGTTGCGGATGCTGCCATGCTCAACACTCCAGTTGGAGAGTAATCCTGCTCTAGGGCAAACGTTATGGATGGGGCCACAGTAAGCGCCCCTACATTTGTATTCCCTAGCGAAGCCCCAAACGTTGCCGAGGGGTTTAGTGAGATTGCCCCAAAGTCTGTGAAGCCTGAATTAACTGCATAGGTTGCAGCGCCTACCGCATCTAATGCCCCCGCTTT